TTATTTTTTCAAAGAATTCAACATCATCAGGCGTCAGTTCAACCGCATCAATATTTTTTCTATATTCTTTTGCCTGTTGTTGTAATTGAGAGAAGTCACCCATGTATTTGAAGTCATTGGTTATTCTTTTCGTATCGTATGCATCCATGATAATGTGATATCTATCTTCATCAGAATCATTACGAATTTGATGCCACACATTTACCCATAAGATGTAAACAGAACCATCGGCAGGCATATGAAGATTTTGGCCATCACATATATGTATACACTTTTCATTTGTATATAATGGAATGTGTATTCTGGCCATATAATTACCTGAAGAGGAATCTTTATGAACCAAAGACTTTGAGTGTGCCTGTAAACAAGATACTCTTGCTCGTCTAGGATAGAATCCTAACTGTTCCAAATCATTCAATACTTCAGCAATATAACCTACACAAGCTGGTGTTGGTTTGTCGTGTTCTAAACCCGAATCGTGTGATACATTAAGGAACTTCATGGCCTTATAGTTGTATTGTCCGTTAGGAAAGAATAAGTCATTTGTTTCTTTGTCATCTGAGTGATAAACTTCCCAACCATCATGCCAATCGCCAGTTCTGGTTAATAAACTCCAAC